GCGCGCGGCGCGGATCATTCAACCGCTTTACACTCGCAACTGACGGGATCGACGACGGGGGGTTATGATGGAATTGACGTCATCACGGCGCAAGCCGGCTCCGGCCGGGTTCGCGGAGACATTCGTTCGGTGGGGCTGGCGCGGGGTCGAGACCGCGTTCGGCGCTCGGACCCCCTGCAATCGCCGCTGGATCGGCGAGTGCGGCGGCGAGGAGCTACTGGCCACCCGCCGCGCCTACCGCGCCCGGCTGCGCGAGCTGAGGTCGGCATGATCGTCCCGCTCGACCACCGCGCGATCGACGTGACCTTCACGCGCACCACCCTGTGCGTGGAGCTGTCCGACGGGCGCCGGATCGTCACCCCGCTGGAGTGGTTTCCCGCGCTCGACCTGGCCGCAGCCGGGCGCCGTGAGCATTGGGAGATCCAGGAAGACGGCAACCTGCTGGTCTGGCCCTACCTCGGCGAGCGGATCACCGTCGCGTTCCTGCTGTCGCTCCGGTCGGGGATGAGTTCGCGGCAGGGTTTGGAGACACGGCTATGACCCCGAAGCAGCAGCGGTTTGTCGAAGAGTACCTGATCGACCTCAACGCCACTCAGGCGGCCATCCGGGCAGGCTACAGTGCCAAGACGGCCAATGAGCAGGGTGCACGCCTGTTAGCGAATGTTAGCGTCCGCACGGCCGTCACCGAGGCGAAAGCGAAGCGATCGGAAGAGGCACAGATCGATGCCGCCTACGTGCTGCGCCAGGCGGTGAAGCTGCACGAGCGGTGCATGCAGGAAATCTCGCCGGTGACCGACCGCAAGGGCCAGCAGGTGCTCGACGAACAGGGCCGACCGGTGTTCGAGTTCAACGCCCTGGGCGCATCGAAGGCGCTCGAGCTCGTCGGCAAGCACGTCTCGATCCAGGCGTTCAAGGACAAGATCGAGCACTCGGGCGCTGTGACGATCAGCGTGGCCAGTGAGGACGCGGCGCTGTGACGTTCTTGCGCAGACTGCTGCGGAGGCAATCGTCCGAGCCGACGATGGTCGCGATGCGAAATGACAGCAGCGGTCGGACGATGGGACGGCTCTGGAAGTGTGCAGTGAGTTATGACGATTGGGGCGCCCCCTACGGCAAAGCACATGACGGCTCAGTCCTGCGTCTGCACCCGGACGGCAAGACGGCCGATAGCAACCTTTACGGGACTGAATGGGCCCACTTCTCAGGCCCTCCGGTCGAGTTCCCTTGACCGCCACCCTCACCCCCCGCCAGCGCGAAGCCAACCGCCTCCTCGCCGGGCCCGCTTCGAACATCATGCTCCGTGGCGGGTCGCGCTCGGGCAAGACCTTCCTGCTCACCCGGGCGATCATCCAGCGCGGGATCAACGCGCCTGGTTCGCGCCATGCCGCGTTCCGCTTCCGCTTCAACCACATCAAGACCAGCCTGTGGTCGGACACGATGCCCAAGGTCATGGCGACGTGCTTCCCCGGCGTGCCCCATCGCTTCGACAAGACCGACTTCTACCTTGAACTGCCGGGCGGATCGCAGTTCTGGATCGGCGGGCTCGACGACAAGGAGCGGGTCGAGAAGGTGCTGGGGCAGGAGTACGCGACGCTGTACTTCAACGAGAGCTCGCAGATCCCATGGGGGTCGATCGAGACCGCGATGAGCCGCCTCGCGCAGAAGTGCGAACTGCATCCGGAGATCGCCAAGGCCGCCGGGCGCACCCACCTCCCGCTCAAGGCATACTTCGACTGCAATCCGCCTTCGAAGCTCCACTGGTCGTACCAGCTGTTCAAGGCTGGGCTGAAGCCGGGGACCAAGGAGAAGGTCGCGAACCCGGCCGACTATGCCGAGATGCAGATCAATCCCGACGACAACCGCGACAACCTGCCGGAGAAGTATTTCGACATCCTCGGCGGCATGAGCGCGGCGAAGCGACTGCGTTTTCAAGCCGGCGAATGGGCGACTGAGGTCAATGGCGCGCTGTGGACGCTGGAGGACCGCAAGGCTGAGGACGGGCGCACGATCCACGGTATCGACGCCGCCCGCGTCACCCCCGACCAGGCACCACGGATGCGCCGGATTGTCGTTGCGGTCGACCCCTCGGGCACCAAGGGCGACGATACGGGCGACGATATCGGCATCGTCGTGGCCGGGATCGGCGTCGACGGCCGCGGCTACGTGTTCGAGGACGCGACCTGCCAGATGTCCCCGGATGGCTGGGGGCGGCGGGCAGTCGAGATGTACCACCGTCACCAGGCCGACCGGATCATCGGCGAGCGAAATTACGGCGGGGCGATGGTCGAATTCGTGATCCGAACCGCCGACAAGCGCGTGCCGTACAAGGAGGTGGTCGCGAGCCGGGGTAAGTCGGTACGCGCCGAGCCGATCGCTGCGCTCTACGAGCAGGGCAAGGTCAGCCACGTTGGCCACTTCCCCGATCTTGAGGACCAGATGTGCAACTTCACTGCGTCAGGCTACGTCGGCGAGGGTTCACCTGACCGCGCTGATGCGCTGGTGTGGGCTTTGACCGAACTGATGCTGGGTGACGCCGGATCGGTGTTCGACGCGCTCTAGCGGTCGTCCGTAGCACCGCCCCATCCGAGCAGGGCATGCCGGGCCCATGGGTACCCTCTCCTTCATCGCTGATGGCCTGGCGAACGTCCTCACGGGCCGCGGCACGCAGGTCGACCGCGCGTCGCACAACTTCTGGGTGCACATGCCGCTCACGGCGGACCAGATCGAGGCCGCCTACCGCTCGTCGTGGCTGATGGCCAAGATCGTCGATCTCGTGCCGATGGACATGGTCCGCGAGTGGCGCGAGTGGGAGGCCAGCTCCGAAGAGGTGAAGAAGATCGAGGAGGCGGAGCGCCGCCTCAAGGTCTCCGACGCGATCCTCACGGGCCTGATCTACGGCCGCCTGGGCGGCGGCGTGGTGATCCTCGGCAGTGGCACCGACATGGCCGCCCCGCTCCGCAACGGCGACAAGCTGCTCTACGTCAAGGCCCTGCCCCGCCAGCGTATCAGCCTCGGCGACATGGACTGGGACGTCGACAGCGAGAACTTCGGCGAGCCGGGCTGGTTCACCCTCGCTGGCACCCGCGCGCAGAACCGCATCCACCCATCGCGGGTGATCGTGTTCAAGGGCGAGCGCGTCCCCGGGCTGGTCGGCGTGACGGCGGACGACGCGTTCTGGGGAGATTCGATCATCGACCGGGTCAACCAGGCGGTGAAGAACGCCAACACCGCCACCGACGGCTTTGCCACACTGATCGACGAGGCCAAGATCGATGTGTTTCGGTTCTCGCAGATGGCCGACACGCTGCTGCAGCCCGACGGTGATGCGAAAGTCCAGCGCCGGGTCGAACTGACGTCGCAGGGCAAGTCGACCCATCGCGCGATCTTCCTCGACAAGGAGGATGAGTGGGAGACCCGCCAGCTGACTTGGGCCGGCATGCCCGACATGATCAAGACGTATCTCGCGATCGTCGCAGGCGCGGCCGACATTCCCGCCACGCGCCTGCTCGGCAAGTCGCCCGACGGTCAGAACGCCACCGGCGAGAGCGACGAGAAGAACTACCGCTCGGGCATCCGCACCCGCCAGCTCATGCAGCTGCGCCCGGCGCTCGACAAGCTCGACGCCCTGCTCCTGCCCACCGCCGGCGTGCCACTCGACCTCACCTATTCGTTCTGCGAGCTCGATGCGCCGACCGAGAAGGAACAGGCCGAGATCGACAAGCTCGAGGCCGAGACGGTCGAGCTTTACGCCAGCTCCGGGCTGATTCCCACCAGCGCGCTGGCCAAGTCGGTGCAGGCGCGGATGGTCGAGTCCGAGCGCTGGCCGGAGCTCAAGGACGAACTGGCCAAGGCGCCGGAGATCCCCGACGTCGATCCGGCGAACGAACCCGATCCGAGCGCACTCACGACCCCGCAACCGAAGGGAGGTAATCAGCCCACCAGGGGCCAAGGGGCCAATCCGGCGAACGCGCCTAGCCCGGCCTGATGCAGCTCGACCTCGCCCGCCTGGCGCGCAGGACCGGCAAGCGCGCCGCGATCACCGTCCGGCCGATCCTGCCAACCGTGGCCCATGCGCAGGATCTCGCGCTGATCTACCTCGACGTGGCCCGGATCTGGACTGACGCCACCCCGATGATCATGGCCGGCTACAGCGGCATGACCACCGACAGCGCCGCCGAGAACCAGGCAGCCATCGACGCGGCGCAGGACCAGGTTGCCCGCCTGGTGCTGGCATTCGGCGCGCGGGTGCGGGAATGGGCGGTGCGCGTCGAGAAGTGGCATCGGCAGAAATGGGCCGACGCGGTCTATTCAGCGACGGATGTGCAGCTGGGCGCGGTGCTGACAGGCTCCCCGGTGGCCGAGACAGTCGATGAGTTCGTCGCGCGCAACGTCGCGCTGATCAAGGATGTTTCGGCGCAGGCGCAAGGTAGGATCGCGGATGCCGTGTTCCGCGGTTACCAGGAGCGCACCCCAGCGCGGGACGTAGCGAAATCCATCCGCGAAGCCACCGGCATGGCCCGCGACCGTTCGGTCCGCATTGCTAGCGATCAGAACACCAAGCTGAGCGCAGCGCTCGATCGAGAGCGCCAACTCGAGGCGGGGCTGACGCTCGGCCGGTGGCGCCATTCCTCGAAGAAGCACCCCCGCAAGGCGCACGTGGCCCGCGACGGCAAGGTCTATGACCTCAAGACCGGCAAGCAGCGCAACCCCGATGGCACGGCGATGGACGGCGGGGATCAGATCGAGAGTGGGGATTGGCCAGGCCAACCACCGTTCTGCGGCTGCCGGATGAGCGCTTACCTGCCGATCATGGCCGAGGTGGACGTGTAGCGACATTGCCCGCGGGTCTCGGTGTGGTATGCTCCGGGCATGAGCGGACCCATCGGCCACATCGCACCCACCGACACCCCGCTTGAGCAGGTCGCCCAGCGAGCGGAAGAGCTGTATCCCGAATTGAAGGGCGCCCGCATGACGATCATTGAGCGAGCCGCCCGAGCTGCCGCAGAAGCCATGGGCTACGATTACGATGAACAGGACGGCCCGACTGCCGATCCCAACACGCCCATGACAGAGGATCTTCGCGCCGCCGTTGTGGCAGTCCTGCAGGCCATCCGTGAGCCCGACCCAGAATACGTGGCTAAGGTCGTCGAGTCCGCCGACGATGTCATCGAGTGGGGCGATTATGGGGAGTTTTGGCGCGCCATGATCGACGCCGCACTGGAGGAAGGGTGATGCACGTCGTCTACAGCACCGATGCGAGCTACTCGCCTGATGTTGAGATCGACCACGAGGGTAAGGTCGTATTCGCCCGAGACATTCCGTCGGGCGAGCCCATCCGCATTCCTGTTCACATGCTCGGCCGAGCGGTGAAGCGCGGGGCTGAAGATCGAAAGCCGGGTTGATCTTGCAGCCAAATAGCCGTCCGTAGCAGCGAAAGGTTTGGCGGGTCATTCCACCCGCTATGCAGTTCACGGACCGCCTCACCCTCGACGCCCCGCGCCGCACGAAAGACGGCTTCCTCGCCACGCGCGCCCGCGCTGCTCGCACGGGGGTCTATCAGTACCTCGGGAGCGAGGTCGATCCGGCCAACACCCACGGCCTGCGCGATCGGGGCATGGTCAACGTCCTGCGCGACGAGAGCACCGTCTTCGACGAGGCCTCGGCCCGCTCGTTCATCGGCAAGCCGATCACCGACAACCACCCGCGCGAGGCCGTAACCGCCGCCAATTGGCGCGACCACGCTCGCGGCACGATCATGGGCGCCATGCGCGACGGCGAATATCTCGCCTTCGACCTGCTGCTCACTGACCAGGCCGCGATCGACAAGGTCGGCGCCGGCAAGCGCGAGCTCTCCAACGGCTACAGCGCCGAGCTCGAGTTCGGCGACTTCAAGGCGGCCGACGGCACCGTGTGCCAGGCTCGCCAGACCCGCATCACCGGCAACCACGTCGCGCTCGTCGACGCTGGCCGCGCCGGTCCTGACTGTCGCATCAAGGATGGCTGGCCCGTCTGCGATGCCAACCCTGCTGCATTGGCGGCAATCACCAAGGAGGGCCGAGTGGCCAAAACGATCACCATGGATGGGCTTCCCATCAACCTGGGCGATGAGGCCGCTGTCGAGGCCGCTATCGCCAAGCTGACGGACCGCGCCGCCTCGGCCGAGCAGAAGCTCACCGACATGACTACGGCCCACGACAAGGCCATGGCCGCGAAGGACGCCGAGATCGACGATCTCAAGGCCAAGGTGGTCGACCAGGCCCAGATCGACGCGCTCGCCGACGCCAAGGCCGCCGTGGTCGAAAAGGCCAAGGTCGTGTGCGGCGACAAGCTCGGCGACACTGCCGGCAAGACCGTCGCCGACGTCCGCCGCATGGCCTGCGCGGTCAAGCTGGGCGACGCCGCCATTGCCGACAAGTCCGACGACTATGTCCAGGCGCGCTTCGATGCCCTCACCGCTGACGTGAAACCCACGGCCAAGGCCGAGGTGCTCGACGGTATCCGCAACCCGGTGGTGGTGACCGATGGCCGCAAGGTCGTCGACGCCATCCGCACCGCCCGCTTCAACTAAGGGGATCGTAGATGTCTACGCTTCAGACCAGCTACTCCGACACCGTCCCCGCGTCCTACGCGGGCATGGTCGCCAACGGCAACACCTCGGCGCGGATCTCGCGCACCTGCGAGGACGCAGCCGGCATCGGTTTCGGCAAGGCCGTGTTCCGCGGCTCGGGTGACCACGGCGCCACCGCCACGGTCGGCACCACGGCAACCTTCCTCGGTGTGACGATCGCCACCAGCGCGCTCGCTCTCATCTCTGGCGGCACGGCCGACACGTACCCGCAGTACGAGACGCTCAACATCATGACCGCTGGTGAAATCTGGGTCACGGCCGGCGAGGACGTCGCCGACGGCTCGCAGGTCTACGCCGACGCCAGCACCGGCGCCTTCGTCGACACCTCGACCAGCAACATCCTGCTGACCGGCTGGTTCTTCGACACCACGGCAACCAGCGGCAATCTCGTCCGCATCGCGAAGCGCTAAGGGGGACCCTGACCAATGACCGCGATCACCAACTTCTTCGATGCCGCTTCCGGGCGCATCACCGACCCGGTCGGCTTCATGGCCGCCGACGGCGCGCTCAAGCGCCAGGTCATTTCGCTGTGGGCGGCTGACAACGCCCGCCACGCCGCGACCTTCGCCGACAAGATCGACGCGTTCTTCAGCGACAGCCAGGTCGGCCTCGCCTTTCTGACGCCCCAGCTCTATCGGATCGAGGCCGAGGTCTACATGACCAAGTACCCCTCGTTCGATATCACTCGGTTCATGCCGGTCGACAGCTCGGGCGACATGTGGGACGTCGGCACGCTGGTCTATTCGATGGACCAGGTCGGCCAGGCCGAGTTCCTCGGCGGCGGCGCGTTCGACATTCCGTACGCCTCGACCAAGATGAGCCAGGCCACCCGCGCATTCCACCTCGCCGGCATCGGCTACGAATGGAACACGCAGGAAATGCAGCGCGCGGCCAAGCTCGGTCGCTCGCTGTCGAGCGACAAGGCCGGCGCTGCGGTGCTCGCCTCGGATCGGTT